AGGTGGAGGACTTCACCCTCTCCTCCCTGTCTCAGAAAGCCCTTAAAGCGATTTGGACAAGAGAGGCTGCAAAGCATAACTGGAAGACAGAAGACGTTGACGAGGCCATGTACGAAGGCATGAATCGGTGGCTTAAAACTAAGTGTTATAGCGACACTAAGGAGAAGTTTCTTCTTAGGTTTATTAAGAACCCAGAGGGAGGCGAGAAGGCAGAGGTTACAAGTTCTGCTAACTGGACTGTGGGGGAGATGACATTCTTCCTGGACTGGATGCAAAACTTCTGTGCCAAAGATGGATTAATCTTAGAGGCAAAGGGAGAGTACCTTGAGAATACCAAAGCTCAAAATAGTTAATAAAGAAAAAGTAAAAGAAGCGTTAGCTTGCGAGCTAACACAGAATGAGATGAAACTTCTTAACGAGAGCAGGAGAGCGTTTACTGATAAAGAAATATCATACATAGAAAAGAACAAGCCATATCTTTTGGCATGTAATCAAAAAGAAGACATAAGAGACATTACTAATAGTGGATTCTCTTTGATGTCTAAGGAGTTCAGCATTGAACTTCTGTCAAGAAGGTTTGCGTTTTACGAAGAAACATTAATAGGTAGGAAGGTTGATACTGCACATGATTTGAGAATGAGGTCATTGAGAGCAAGGGACTGCTTAATGAATGACTTTTACTTTGACACATTGAAACCAGTTAAGGAATAACTATGGGCGATAAATGGGATAACGTATCTGTTAGGGCTGCTCCAGACCCGCAACTATTAGAGTATTGCGAGACAGAGAAGCAGAAAAAATACCTTACTGCTTGGATAGAGCTTGGAACTTCTGCTGCTGCCGCAAAGGAGCTTGGATGTAGTGAATTCAACATCAGGGCATCTAAGAGAACTGTCGAAACAAATGCGGCCAAGAAAGGCTGGCAGAAGTCAGATAATCATGTACCGGACGGGTATAAAGTAAAGGGGAAATCAACGCTACTTGATTCTGATGGCAATACTAAAATCCAGTGGGTCAAGACCGAGGTAGATAAAGAAAGACAAGAAGAAATAATGAGGGAGCTATGTGAAAACCTCACTGAGAATATAAAACCCTGGCCTGTAATCAAGGCTCCGAAGAAAGTTGATAAAGACTTATGCTCAGTGTACACAATCACTGACTATCACATAGGTGCATACTCCTGGAATGAGGAGACTGGCGCTGACTGGGATATTAAGATTGCAGAGGATACTTTATACAAAGCATTCGGGGATATGATTAATGGAACCCCAGACTCCGAACAGGCAGTATTCGTTCAGATGGGAGACTTCCTCCACTGGGATGGTCTGACCTCCGTAACCCCACTAAACAAGCACGTTCTTGATTCAGATGGTAGATACCCTAAGCTAGTCCAAGTCGCCGTAGAAACCTGTGTACGGGCGGTAGAAATGCTATTACACAAGCATAAGCACGTTCATGTAGTAATGTGCGAGGGTAATCACGACTTAACTGGGTCCGTTTGGTTGCAGGCCATAATGAAGATGGCATTTAAAAAGAACAAGAGAGTCACCGTGGATGATAGTGTGTTCCCATACTACTCATTTACTTGGGGTAACGTCTTTTTAGGATGGCATCATGGACACCTAACTAAGATTAGAGGATTGGCTGGCAAGTTCTTTTCTGAGCCAAGGTTCCGTAGTCAGATGGCGAACACTGAATACATATACATTAGTACAGGACACTACCATACCAAAGAGGTGGTAGAGGTATCCGGTGCGGTGATAGAGAGACATCCTACATTAAATGCTAGAGATGCCTATGGCGCTAGGGGCTTTGAACATTCCCAAAGAGGCGCATTAGCAATCACTTATGACAAGCAGAAAGGCGAGATTAGTAGAGTAACGGTAACACCATGAGACAACTGAGCGAACTTAACATTATTGAAAACTGCCAACAGTGCATCTATCACAAGAAAGATAGTATCAACCCTTCTCGCACTTACTGTGAGAAGCTGGCAGAAAGATATGGGAGGCCAGTAGAGATATGTGTAAACAAACACTTTCCAACCGTATGCCCTTTGTTGAAGGTGTAGCTAAGGTTAGGAATCCCTGTAGAGGTATATGTTCCACTTCTACCGTGGGGAGTATCTGGTGTGTAGGATGTGGTAGGTATTACAAAGATGTGATTAATTGGAATGCCTATGACGAGTCCAGCAAGATACTAGCCATGAAGAGGGCTACGGAACACCAACAGAAGAAGAGGAACGGAGAGGTTACTGATAACCTAGATTACTTATGAAAGCAAAAGACATACAAGTAGGTGGGAATCATTATAAGGATTTCAAAATCCAACCCATAGAGTATATCCAGGCTAACAATTTGAGTTACTGTGAAGCCAACGTGGTTAAGTATGTTACTAGGTGGAGGAGTAAGAATGGTGTTGAGGACTTGAGGAAAGCTAAACACTACATAGACCTGCTCATAGAGAGCGAGGTTAAAGAGCCTAACTTAGAATATTTAAGAGAGTGATATGCGGAAGAAAACACTTAGAGCCTTGATAGATGATGTAGCTAAGTTACTACAGAAACACGTTAGACTGAAAGCGGCGGTATCTGCTGATAAGAATGGCTTTATAGAGTGTGTATCATGTGGGAAGTGGTATCACTGGAAGAATATGCAGGGTGGACACTGGATAGAAAGAGGGAAGCAAGCCACTAAGATTATGGAGGAGAACATTCATCCTCAATGTGCTGGGTGTAACCAATACGGTATGCGGCATAGGACTCACGTTAGAGAGGGGTATTCTAAGTACATGAGAAATATGTATGGGGATGACTTCTGTGACGAGATGTTGACTAGCTCCAGAAAGCCCAAGAAGTATTTAAGGGCAGACCTAGAAGATATGGTTAAAGACCTAAGAAAGAAGAACAAAGAATTTGAATCAGAACTATAAACTATGCGGAGTATGCTGGCTTGAAACAGGAAACCCAGAGTGTAGAGGTGGACCCCATGGACCCAGAGGAACTGGCGAAGTGGGTGAACGACAACTTGCCCTATTTGGAGGGGACGGAGCAGAGGGCGATAGGGACTCTAGCAATGATGGTGAGGGATTACTCAGACTTCATGGAGGAGAATAACACAGTAGATGAGTTGTTCAGTATGTTCATCTCTATGAGGTACAAAGAGGTGATGGATAAGGAGCTACATTAGTGTCAGAGATAAGAAATAAAAAACACGCAAGAAACTTAGTGTTGTTTAAGGGGATGGAGTTTCACAGAGGCATCTACCCTACTGACCTAGACGCCTTTATAGAAGTAGATAATGAAACCTTCATACTCATTGAGTGTAAGAAGGGTAACTCTAAACCAGATAGGGGACAGGCTTTAGCATTGAGGAGGCTTGTGGATTCTCTTAAAGATAAGAGAGCATATCTATTACTAGCTTCTCATCAATCTGATGGAGATATAATTCTAGCTGACTGCTTAGTCACTTACTTTAGGCACAATGGAGAGACTAGGAAAACAAGTAAGAGGGTAACGGTTAGGGAGTTTACAGACTGGATATTAAGGTGAGGTCAGCACGGCACCCAAAGGCGAGGGTGGAGGAACCCAGGATGCCGCACTGCCTCAAAACTATTGACCAAATTTATAATTAGGGTCAGAAACAGACTGTCTAATTTCATATTGGTCTTCTTCTGAAAGCTCTTCCATCAACTTTGCAGTTCCAGACAATATAGTTTCTGCAAACATTTTTGGGTCTGCTTTTTCTACTAACTTGTCCAACTTGTTATCTAAAGCTAAATATTTATTTACAAGAGAAGGCTTTGAAGTCATTTTGTAAAGCATAACAGGAGAAGCCAACACTAGGATTGCTGCTCCTATCGTAGAGGCTGCTGCCGCTCCAGTTACCCCTCCAGTAAACACAAAAGAAGCAGCAGGGATAGAAGTAATAGCTCCTAATTCTGCCGACCTTGCAGCCAAAGAAAACAATGCTTGTTGTTTTTCTCTCTTTGTCACAGAGGCTGTGTTAGCAATCCTTTTAAATTCAGACCAACTTTCCCCCAAAACTGCTTTTGCTCTATTTTCCTGTCTCAATAGTTTTTGAATTACAGTTGTTCCATATATTTTTTCTTGAGCAGCTTCACCTATTATTCCCTCTTCTTTTAAAAATGTTGACCTGATAGCTTGTTTTATTTTTCCAATCTCAGATTTTACATCTAACTTTGGTTTATCTTTCTTTATCTGCAAAACAGACTTATCAATCATCTTCATAATGTTATTAATTTTTTCTGGATTGTATTCTGTTACCAAGGCCTGCCCTATTGCAGAGTAGGCCTCTTTGTTTGCGCTATTGGTAATCATAGACTGCAATGCTTTTGGAGTAATAGATGTTACGGCATTTGAATATTCGTTTTGCATCTTAGAATAAATCTTTGCCAGTGCAGGGTCATTTTTTCTTAACGTTGACAAAACCCCATTCCTAACCAAATCGTGCAAATTAGAAAGCTGTCTTTTTGCTTCTGGGTTTCCTTTTCCACTTCCTGGAATCATTGCGTTTATTGCATTATTTATATCTTTTTCAACAGCAATCAAACCTTTTAAATCAAATTTTGCGGTTCTTTGCCTCATTATCCCAGTAACTTTATCTAAAGCGGCATTTGTTATATCTGATGCGTCTTTCTCCATTCCTGTTACATATGTTGTTCTTTCAAAAGGAACTATCTTTTTTGACTTATAGCTGTCTTGAAAACTTTCAATTGCTCTTCTTACATCAGATACATCCATAAATCTTTTTGTAGAAGGCAAAGATTCCATAGCCTCAAGCTGTCTTCCGTATATGTTTCTTGCAGAACCTTTTGCTGACTCAACCAAGCTAAATACTCTTTCCCCAAGGTCTGCTACAGGTAAAGCAGCATTGCTGTTTACACTTTGCTCAAAAGAGTCTGTCACTATTTTTTGAACAGAATCTAAAGCCTCTTCATGCAATGGTCTTGAGAAAAATCCCATTTCCCCAACTTGTCTAGCAACTGTAACTCCAAGGCCAGCAGATTCGGCTACTAATGGGCTTATGCTTTCTCCCCCTCTTGAAATAATATCTTGAGCTTGTACCAATGCCTCTGGGCTGTCATAGGCAGCAGCCTGCAAATCTAAAGCAGGTTTAAATTCTTCCCCAAGCTCAGACAAGTTTCTATTAGTAGCCCTATATGCTCTATAGCTTCTTATGCCTCTTCCAGCCCCAAGAAAAACTGTATCAAATAAAGCTGAAGTGGCAGCCTCTCTTGCTGCCCCACCTCTTCTGAAGCCTAAATTTAGCTCTCTATCAGCGATAACGTCTTCAGCAACTTCTCCTGCATATGTTCCTGCTGCACCCCCTGCTATTCCACCAAGTATAGTTCCAATTCCTGGAGCAACAGCCGTTCCTGCCGCAGCTCCTGCTAATGCGCCACCAATAGAAAAAGGAATATCAAGCAATTCTCCTAAACCAAGGTCTTGTTTTCCTTTTGCAATAATCTGAAGAGCAGACGTAGAAACATCATCTATTCTGTCTTCGCTGATTGCCATCAAGTCGCTAGTAGAAATTTGGTCTACATATTGAGCGGGAATGCTTCTTAATGTATCTCTTAATGATTCAGCCATTTTATGTTCCTATTTACCTTGGGCCTCTACGTCTTCTTCTAGGAGAATCGGTTTCTTCTTGACTTAACCCTAAATCTCTTAGTGCCTTATTCCTTTCAGCGTCTCCTTCATCTGAAGGTTGATTGCTTTCCTCAAGAAGCTCTCTTTCTGCTCGTATTGAATCTTGAAGCGCATACCATCCTCCAATACTTGCTCCTGGCCTACTAAAATAAATTGCTTGCTCTTTTGCGGATTGAGCTAATTTTAATGTTGCTGCGGCTTTTCTTTCGTACCAGTTTCTTAGTTCTGCCTCGTCATTTGTTTCTGGAGCATTGATGCTTAATGCCAAGTCTAATTCTCCCTGACTCAAAGCACCAAAAGTAACGCTACTTATGACCCCAAGGCCCAATTCTCTTTGTTGCGTTTGCAGTGCGGCTGTTGGCATATCAAATGCAGCTAATAATCTATCTAATGAACCAACCTTTGCCCCTTCATCCAATCTCTGTATAGCATTATTTAACCCTGCAACCTGCTGTATTAGTATTTCAGAGTTGTCTAATGCTGCTACTGCAATGTCAGCATATTTTGAGCCGCTTCTTCTTGCGCTTGATTTTGCAGCTTCGTCTTCAATCGCCTGTTCTCTAGCCTCTTGTAGGGCTTGCACTCTTTCATCTCCTATAAGAACTTCTCCTTGAAGATTTGTAACAATTTTCTCTCCTTTGCTATTAGTCATAATGCTTAATCCGTTACCAAAAGTAACAGTATCTCTTTCAAACAAAGCATCTGACTCTGGATTATTTAACTTTTCCACTAGCTCTTGATTATTAAGCCTAGCAGCTTCAAGTTGTAATTCTTGGCTTTCTTGTCGGAAAGACTCGTTGTTTATATATTCATTAGCCTCTCTTTGAAGTTGCTCAAAATTTAATCCTTCTCTCTTTGTTTGAGCTTCTCTTAGCTCAATTGTTTTTTTCCTTTCTTTTTGCTCAAGCTCAAATCTTTCACGAGCCATTAAATCAGCTTGTTTCTGCCTAGTCACATCAGCAGCCATAGCTCGCATCTGAGCAGATTGAGCGCCTAGTCCTAGATTCCCTACAGCTTGTGCAGCCTGGAGGAGGCTTTGCGGGTCATTAGGGTCTACACCCTGAAGGGCTTCCTGAACCTTCTCAGACTCAGTCCTAACGTCTAGTCCCAGCATTCCACCAACATTCCTGCGGAGTGCTTCTTGTCTCTGGGGCATCTGCATAGATAGGGCAGATACTAAAGGTGCTTGAGTCCTAGCTAGTCCTGTAAGACCGCCAGTTAACTCCCGTCCTTTGAGTATTCCCTCTGTCAGCATACGTTCTTGACGCTGTGCAGGAGTCTCAATAATGTCGCTAAATAAAGATTGTATGTTAATAGCCATTACTAAATCCTTGGGATGCCTGCTTCGTCAAGCATTCCATAAAGGTTGGTTATGAGATTTCCAGACATTCCACCACCTGAGGCTGCGGCTTCTTGAGCCTGAGCAGCCCGTTCACCCCTTAATAAGTCAAACAGACCTTGATACTGCTGCTGTCTCAGAGCGTTTTTAAGAGCTTCAAATCCCAACTGGGACTCTATTGCAGATTCTGCCAAACCAGCCCCTAAACCTAGCCCAGTGGCCTGTAAAGAGGATGCTAAGCGTGAAGCCTCCAGTTGTGGAGTTAACGTCCTTAGTAATTCCTGTTGAGGTGTGTAAGCTGTAGGTATAGCCTGTAATCCAAGCTGTCCTAATAGGCCCATTCTACCTGTAAACTCACCCAAACCCTGTAGGGTCTGTTGAGATTGTAGGGCTTGCTCAGCACGAGCCTGTTCCATAGCAGATACAGCAGATGCTGCACGTTGCTCTTCTATGGCTTTATTAAGGGCTAACTCTTCAGGAGTACCACCAAACATAGAGGTACGGACACCACCCCTACCCTGACCTAAGAGTCTTTCTTCTAACTGAAGTCTGGCTCTTTCTCTTTCAGGAGCCTGTACAGCTTCTAATCTACCAAATATATCTGCTTCTCTCGTTGCTCTAGCAGCAGGGTCTTGGGTCAACATACCAATAATATTAGTCTGCTCCTCACCCCTAGCCATAGGGTCGCCCAAGAAATCAAAAGCACCCTGACCAAATCCAGTCAAAGACCTTTGTAATGCAGCTTCTTCAGGGCTTAGAGCTAACTCAGTGCCTGTTTGGGATATAGTTGCAGCAGAAGGCTGGCCAAATACATTCGTTCCCGTGACAGTAAATGGTTTGAACTGAGACTGTCTTCCTACCTCACCCAATAAACCGCCTTCATAAGTGGGTAAATCGGTAGCGCCACCAAAGAATATGTTAGCTTCTTGACGGGCTTCACCTATGTCTTGCATGGCTTTTTCAGTTAAGCCAGCTTGTCCAAGCGCACCTATAAGCCCAGCGCCCTGGCTTCCGAAGAAACCGCCACTGCCAATTCCAAATAAATTCTTTAGATACTCTTCCATTAGTAAGTCCCTCCATCAATGGTGCCAGTAAATGTCCCTGACACTGTGAGGTTTGCGGCAGTTGTAGTCCCCGTAAATGTCGGGGCAGCTAGATTAGCCTTAGTAGATACCGCAGTTGCTATGTTATCAAATTCGGTGTTCACTTCAGTTCCCTTCACCACCTTAGCAGGATTTCCTGACACCAGAGAATCCTTGGCGGCAAAGTTCGTTGTCTTTGTATAGTCAGTCATTAGACAATCCTTCCAAGTAGTGCATGAATGTTTAGTTGTTGAATAGCAATAGACTTACCGTTCACAGTTGTTTCTACTCCTACAGATACAACAGCTCCAGAACCAGAAGTATTTATCTTCTGCCTGTTAATTAGATTTAACGAGCTGGAGTATTCAGCTTGAGTGTTGTATTCAGAGATGTTGTATTGTGCAGCGTTATTAGCAGGTAGTGTATAAACCTGCTTCTTATAAGCGTTTGAGTAATCGTAAGCCCAGTTCAATACCACCGGAGCTTCAGCACCGTCAAAGGTAGTTAGGTTAACCTTCTTTAAGAATTTGAGAACCGAACTGTCCCCAAACGCTAGGGGATGTGAGAAGTAACTTAACTGATAGAAGCCTGTCCCGTCTGTATAACTATCATACTCAGCGATGCCAGTTGCGTTCCCAAGGTAAATAGTGTCATCCACCAGATTAGTAAAACGTAGTGGTGCCATGCTAGACCAAGTGGTTGCTCTGTATGAACCATCTTGGAGAGGAAATCTCGTATCAAAGACATACACCGTCTGAAGGACGGGAAAGTTAACCAAGACAAAGGCTTCTTTAGGAGAGT